GGTCGGTGCCAAGACGGAGGTGTACTTCTACATCGAGAACAATAAACTGCAGGATCCCTTCTACGAACAAGTCTTCAAGCCCCTCATACGAGAGGAGATCAAGCGCAGGGGCGAAGAGATTCACATCCGACCCGATGAGCGCAAAAAGACCGACAAAGCGGTTCGCATTGAGAATAATCTAGAGCCCCTTGACCGACTAGGACAACTTATATTCAATGAGGACGAGCAAGATAACCCCCACATGGTAGAGCTAATCAACCAAGGAGCACTGTTCGAGATGCATCTGCCATACCCCGCTGACGGGCTTGATGCCGTGGAGGGGGGGATCAGCCTCATCAAGAGCAAGAGTGCAGAGCTTGATCCTCCAGAGGTCATTGGATATGACGAGGTCAGCAAAGGCAACCCCTATCGTATTTAATTATGGCAACATTTATCACCCCTGAGGACTACAACGCAAGCATCCACCGAGAAATACTCTCCTCCCTTCTAAGGGAGACCTCAGCAGGAGGTCAGCCCAACCCCGACTACGATCCTCAGGTAATTGAGATTTGCGAGGATCGCACTATCTCTGAGATGAGCTCCTACCTCGACAAGACCTACGATTGTGATGCCATCTTCTCCGCCGTAGGGAAAGAGCGCCACAATCTCATCTTGATGTTCGCCCTCGACATCACCATCTATCACATCTTCAGCATCCATAACCCCTATAAGATTGCTGACATCCGAAAGGATAGGTATGAACGAGCTATTGAATGGCTCAAAGGCGTATCCCGAGGGGTGATCACCATCCACGGGGCTCCTCGACTAGACAGTGAAGAGCAGAAGATGAACAGCCCTTGGCAGATTGATGCTGAAACCCTTAGACCCACCCTACGTTAATGGCAAAGAATCGAACTCAAAAGCGTATCCAACAGGGAGGAAGCCTACGCTCCTCCTCGGGCTCTTCGTACCACGTCCCTGACGTTGTACTGCAGATGCCTGAGCTATTCCTATTCGACCTGCAGAAGTTCCAGAACAGCCTACGTCGAGCCAAGCAGATCGACTTCCCTTCTCGATCCCGATTATACGACCTCTACGAGTCGTCAGAGCTAGACATTCACTACATGGGGGTCTTAAGCAAGCGCCTTCGAGGGGTAACACGCATCCCTATTGAGTTCCATCGAGATGGGAAGCCCGACGATGTAATCACCCCACAGTTACGCTCCCCTTGGTTTAAGGAGGTACGTAAGGAGATCACCCTGGCACAGTTCTGGGGCTTCTCCCTGATGCAGTTTTACCTTGACGAGGAGGGCAATATCCGTGCGGATCAAATCAATCGCAAGCACTACAATCCAATCACACGTCAGCTCCTGCAGTACCAAGACGACCAGGTGGGTGCGCCTATTGAGGAGTTCGATAATATGCTCTTTGTCGGCGGAGAGCGTGACCTTGGAGCCCTTGTGGACATCATGATTGCCATTCTCTACAAGAGAGGCAACGTCAGTGACTGGGCTAAATTCTGCAACATCTTCGGTATACCGATCCGTGAGTACACCTATGATGCTGGTGACCAAGAAGCCCGAAGGAAGATCATTGAGGATGCCCGTCGCCAAGGATCATCAGCGGTCTACATCCACCCCAAGGAAAGCTCCCTTGTCCTGCACGAGCCAAAGAATGCATCCGCCACAGGTGAGCTATTCGAGAACTTCACCAACTACTGGGATAGCAAGATCTCAATCCGTGTGCTCGGCAACACGCTCACGACCGATGCTAAGAAGGTAGGCACACAAGCGCTCGGCGAGGTACACAAGGAGGTCGAGGACGAGATGAATGAGGATGACCGAGACACCATCCTCGATGTCCTCAACTACCACATGCGTCCTATCTTTTCTAACCTCGGCTTCAACACCGAGGGCGGAGAGTTCGTCTACGCCAAGAAGGACAAGACGCATCCCACCCAGCAGGTGGACATTGTCCTCAAGCTGAACTCCATCGGGCTACCCATATCCGATGACTACCTCTATGAGTTCTCAGGTATCCCCAAGCCCGAGAACTACGATGAGCTTCTTGCTGAGAAGAAGGCGAACAAGGAAGCCCTGCAATCTCAACTACTCGGCGGTGACGCTCCCTCTACCGAAGAGGGCAACACCGATGACAACAATCTCTCGGAGGAAGAGAAGACCAAAGGCAATACTCCGCCTCAGGGCAAGAAGGGCTTACGCAACCTGCTCAGCCGTTTTTTCTCCCTAGCCCCTCTCCCAGGAGGGGCGGACAGCGACTTCTGATAGACAGCCTCTACTACGGAGAGCGTTCCTGTCCCTGCTGTTCGGGCTCTATCCACAACGATAGCACGGTCAATTTTAGCCCACAGATCCTTGAGGAGTACCTGCGCAAGGTATATGATGGGTTTGACGTATCGACGGAGATAGAGCCACAGGTATGGCGAGAGGTTTTGCGCATAATTAATGAGGCAAGCGTCGAGGGACTCATCGACAGTGGGCACGAGACCCATGAGCAATCTTTCCTGCGTGAGCTTCGCCACTCGAACGAGGTTTTTTCTGCCTTCAAATGCCATTCGATGGGTAGTCAAATGCAGAAGCGACTTTTTGACGAGGAGGGCAAGCTCCGATCCTTTGAGGATTGGAAGAAGAGTATTGCGCCCATTGCAAGCCATCAGGTCGGCTCTTGGCTACGAACGGAGTATGATACCGCTATCCTCAGAGCTCACCAAGCATCCGACTGGCAGGAGTTTGAGCGCAATCAAGACATTTTTCCAAACCTGCGCTGGATGCCGACCACCTCACCCTCCCCAGAGGCAGTACACGAGACCTTCTGGGCATCAGGGCTGACGCTCCCTATGGATGATCCCTTCTGGAAGGACAACCATCCTGCTAATCGATGGAATTGTAAATGCTCACTCGAGGCTACAGATGATCCTTCTACGGGGTGGGAGAAGTCGCCCAATATGCCCAAGGCTCAGCAGGGGCTGGAGGAGAACCCCAGACATGGTCATACCTTCAGCGATAAGCACCCTTACTTCCCCTCGAACTGCAGTGCCTGCCCCTTCAACAAGGGGAAGAAGAAGGGACTGAAAGGATTCCTCGAGAGAACCTTCCAGGCTCGACAGACGAAGGACTGCTACCACTGCCCCTATATCGACTGGGAGGTGGCAAAGGCAAAGTTCCCCGAGCGCTATGAGGAGTACCTCCAGCTGACAAAAGATAAGGAGTATAGGGATGTTGAGTTCGATCCAGAAACGGGAGGGATCAAGGCTTCTCACATCGGGCATAAGCGCAATAGTACGAAGGAAAGGTACTTCGGAGAGGAGAAGCTAACTTCCCATGACCTCGAAGAAGAATGCGCCGATACACTCTTCCATGCTGGACATAAGGTGATTTTCCTCGATGAGAGCAAGCGCGACAAGAATGGGGATACCTTCTCCGCTTTAGACATCTCTGTCGATGGAGTATCTATGGATATTCGCAGTATCACCATAGGTAAAGACAACTACGTCAACGCCCTAACGTCAAAGAGTAAACAGCTCGAGAGGTATAATCTCCGAAGTGACGTAGAACGATCTGATACTCTCTGCTTGTACTTCCATGACCCTGCGATGTTCAGTGATGCACGGGTCAAAGCCTCCATTCGTAGTTACAACCGCATCATGTCTACTGATGACAAAGAGCATGGGGATGATGCAAAGCAAATCCGAAAGCTCCTGGTCGTCATTCGGGGTGAGCGTAAGGTACTCCACTACGAGGTATAAAAAAGGCCTCGCCCATTTGACCCAAAGGGTAAAATGAGCGAGGCGGAGCGACGTCCCCTTTCGGAGTACCTCGCACCACAAAGATAAGACTATATTTTGATATGACAAGCGACGATCCCAAAAAGCTCGTGCAACTGGTCACGAAGCTTAAGGAGCAAGTCGAGCGAGAAGTGAACGACCGACTCCCCCGAAAGGTCGGTATAATCGCCGTCCAGCACTTCAAGCAGAACTTCCGTGACTCGGGCTTCCACGACGGCGGACTACGCCCCTGGAAGAAGTCTCAGCGAGAGCTTAGGGGAGGGCTGGGGGCATCTGCCCGCTATAAGACCCTTACCTCCGCTCGCAATCACTTGATGAGTAGCACCCAGGCGCATATCGGTCGAGGGGAGGTGAGCATCGAGAACCCTGTACCCTACGCCGTAATCCATAACGAGGGCGGCACAATTGTCTCCAACCCAACTATCACCCCCAAGATGCGCAAGTACGCCTGGGCGATGGTCTACAAGCTTAGCGGGCGTAAGCGTGGCAAGGCGACGGGCAGGAAAGGCAAGAGGGCGGGGGGATCTAAGGAGGCTATCCCTGAAGAGGCGAAGAAATGGATGGCGCTTGCCCTCACTAAGAAGACGAAGATCAAGATCCGAGCTAAGATGCCGAAACGTCAGTTCATCGGAGAGAGCCGAGAACTTATGCAGAAGGTAAGCAAGGAAGTAAACGACAGCATACAGCGAATAAAAGATGGAATATCTACTCTCTAACATGGTCGCCCATATAGCCAGGGAGATGCCCGAACTCATCCTCGTCGACGAAGACTACGGACAGCTGGAGAATCTTGACGACGATGGACAGCAGATGTATCCGCTCACCTATCCCGCCGTCATCATTGAACCTAGCCGTGTAGACTGGTCACACCTAGAGGGGGATAGCCAGAAGGGAGAAGCAACATTGCGAGTGCGACTGATCATCGACTGCTACGATGACACGCACTCAGGCTCTGGCACGGAATTTCGTATTAAGGAGCGGGAGGAGCTTAGGTACAAGCTTCACAGCTTGCTCGAGGGGTATCGCCCGCTTGGCGATGGAGGATTGATGCGCACGCAATCCACCTTCTTCACCTACAAGCACGGGATTAAGGTCTACGAAAGTCTCTACACCTGTACGGTTACCGAGCAGATGAAGCGGGGAACAAGCTATAGTCGTACTCAGATACGACTTTCAGTGAAGTAGGCACGCCTCTGACTGCTCGAACCTTGGGCTTCTTGATGCGATCCATAAGCTCTGCACGAGGCACGCCCTGGTAACCCTTAATGATCGTCCAGATGCGTTGCTCCGAGAGGAAGAACTCCTCTTCGCTAAGGATACGAAGTACCTCATCCAAGCGAATCTTGCACACGTCGTAGTGGTACAAGAACCGCTCGTAAAGCTTATCATCACGCTTCTTGACGAGGTCGACATTTCGTCCTTTTTTACTCATATATGCAAAGATACAAAAAAGGTCAGGGGATAGGAGGAAAATTCTCCTATCCCCTGACCTGCTTAGTCCTTGTAACCCAGCTTCTCCATCTCTTCAAACCAAGACGTGAAGCCTGCCTTGTCGTCGATATATCGGTCGGCATATATCTTTTGTCCACCCTCCCCGTATTTGGCGAGGTTATCGGGGCAATGATCGTTCACCCGATCGATCGGGATACCACGCTCGAGCAACCAGTTGATAGCATCTTTTAGGCGCTCTCCTGTTCGGCATGTCCAAAGGATGAGATAGTGACCATCCTCATGCAGTCGCCTCATGCTGGCGATCGCCTGGGGCATCGGGTAGCCAATATCAGGGTATCTGTTCTCGCACAGCGTACCGTCAAAGTCTACTGCTATAATCATTCGGCGGGCGGTGCTATATATTGGAACACGTCGAGGATATCGAGCTCGCCGATGCTTACCAGCTCGTAGGCTGACACCCCACTATCCAGATGCGCCAAGAGCGACTTAGTACCCTCGAGGAGCGAGTCTGCCTGTACGACCATCGCCGTACCAACCTTACGCTCCTGCCCAGCACTGTCGATGGTGGTCAAATCCACCTTCGCACGATAGTACTTACCTGACTCCTCGTCGAGGAGGAGCTCGGCTAGACGCATCGGGCGGATATTCACCACCTCCAGCTCTCCGACAGATACAAAGGGGGTGACCTCCTTGATAACACGCTCCTCAGCTTCGGTGAAGCTCAAAGCATCCACCAGGTAACTCTCCGTTACCTTCTTCATGCCCATCTCGTCAGCTTGACGCTCATAGGACACTTTGCATAAATACCATTTATTCATAACTCTCTTATTCTTCTGATTCACCTTCGGGGGGATATAGCAAGTCTATAGCTTCACACATCTCGCTATAAGCATCATCATTTGCCTCTTTTACTCTAGTTAGGAGAAGGTATTCACCCACAGCGTATCTCAGAGATTTCAGATAGGACACTACCGCATGATGGATTGCTCGACGCTCCGTCTTAGCCATGTGTCGTTGAATAGTCCAGTCAGGGCTTATGATCCAAACCCCTGTATCCCTATGCTCTTCAAGGTACACATGTCCCATGGGGGTATAAGCGCTAAGGATGTCCCCTCTACTACCTACCGTCCGTGATACGACCCAGTGTTCCCATAGCTCATCTGCAGAGAGCCTCAGATGATGTCTTTCTAGCATATACCCCTTAGTTGACGTTAATCATTGACAGTGGTATGCTTTTCCATGCACCATCTGCATTCTTCTCCTCCGCACGGAAGAAATACTTTGTCCAGTCGAAGATGAGTGACTCCTTGATGATCTTAACCCCCTCGGCGAACTCCTCTGAGCCGAACTCCTCGGCATAGCGATCGAGCTGAAGGATCTTGTCTGGTTCAAGCTCGCCCTGGGCGTTCTCGCTCAGTAAGTCAAGGATGATGCGGACGAGCTTCTGAGTCTCGCTATCTGTACCTAATGTCTCTAGGTATGCCTTCACCATCTCGATACCAGCCTCCGCCGTAGTGTCGTGCATATACTTCTTGTATCTACCGATGATGATACGCTGAGTGACCCCCTCGTCGACAAAGGAGTACTGGCTCTGCTTGGAGTCGGTGTCGAAGGCTTCATCGCGCATCTTGAGTATAGCTAAGAAGCGCTCCATAACCATCTTCTTCGTCGCTTGCATCTGTTCATTAAGTCGCTTGATCTCGACGAAAACTTCAGATACTGCCTCTTCACTTAGCCGTCGGTAAGCCTCCCTATCCGCCTTGCGTTTCTGGGCTTTATCCCGTTCTTCCTGCTCTCTCTTGAGAGATTGGTATTCCTGCCATTCGGCATCCGTCATTTGGACGGTTCGTACGTCTTCCATACTTCTGTTTATTAAGTTAGTTATTGAGTGGGTTAGTCGTCTTAACTTGGCATCTGACCTTTGGTCTGCGTCTCTGCAATCTCCAGACGACGCTTAGCTTCGTCGACCCTTTCTGCCTTATTGCGGATTGAAAGCATCTTCACTCGGAGCGTCTTCAGCTCCGCTATGGTGAGGTGGCGGAATGCTTTCCCTGCGATGCGAGGGCTGGCACAGAAGCGGTCTACGGCATCCCAGTCAGTCGTGTCAATCCCGTATAGTTGAAATTGCCTCAGTACTGCTGAGCGAGCCTTTCGCTTGTCGTCAAGGCACTCTACCTGTCGCCTCAGATCTCTGATCATCGCATTGTACTCATCGTCGGTCATCTCCCGTAGTGACTCGGTGCGTCCTCCTGTCCACTGCAAGACTAGTTCTTCCTTAGATGCACCAGGCATCGTCCCTAGGAGGGCATAGAAGGTGGCATAAGAATTACGCTTCGACATCACTATCTCCCGTCTGATTATTGACTTGCTCCAGGAGCGCCTTTTGGAGTTCCTCTTTCTGTTGTAGAAGCACTTTGATTTCGTTGCTTTTATTTGCATTAGTTATCAAGGCTCTTTCAAACAGTGCTATCGTAAAAGAATGAGATTCCTCGAGCTCACTCAGTTCCTTCTTTAGTCGAGCATTCTCCTCTCGAAGGCTTTCGTCCTCATCACTCGGTGCCTGTGATTTTTCTTCATCCTTATGAGTAGAGATGCCAGCAAAGAGCAGTAGAAGCATTGCCCCGAGAGTAGCTCCGATTAAGTAGTCCATCGGTTCCTTTTAGTTCACGTTAATATTGAGTTTCATTTTCATTTGTTTCAAGCCCCCAGTACTTCGCCTCTGCTTCTGCCCAGATGCTGTAGTGCTTACCTGATTCAGGCATGAATCGTCCCTTGCATATCGCTCGGTAGCCTTGTACTAGGATTTTCATGTCGGCATCGTACTGGACGCTGACAGCAGTCGCCCCTTTGGGCTTCTCCCCATCGGCATGCGATACGAAGACGAAGAGCTTGTTCGGAAATTGCTCCTTGAGCTTCTTGTACTCCTTATAGTTCATCCC